TATCACCAGCATATCTAGTCGCAATCGCTTTGATTGTCAGACCTGGAACCATTGTCCCATAGATGCTGAATTGCACACTATCAGGAATGATCGTGTCATTATTTCTCGTGTAATTTGATTGAATTTTCTTGAGAATTGGGGGCAAATCGAAAACGAGAAGAAATTTGTCTTTTCTTGATCGATTAAGCCATGATTGCTGGATTTGTTGGGGCATCTATATTATTTAGCCAAAATATTTATTCATAGCATCCCATTGATCGGAAGAGATATTCCTTTCAGGATTGGAAAACACCGAATGATCGGGTAATACCCATCCCGCAGCTTCCAATTCTGCCATATCACTATCTGCCATGGAACCTGAACCACCAAAAAGCATTGGTGCAAGATTGGAATGTTCAATTTTGTCAACTTCTTCGTTGGTGTATATGGATGTGGATGATTTGTATTTGAATAGTCCTTGATCAATGGGTTTGATCACCAATGGTTTATCACAATCGTCCAAGGCTTCAACTTCAAAATACAATTCAGTGATATCCTTATAAAGAGCCATCAATCCCCATACAAATGCCATGACTCTATCATCATGTTCCCCGCTTTTTGCTTTCCAAGAGCCATTGGAGTATCGCACAAATGTCTTGAACTCTTTGAGGGTATCAATATTACGGAATGTTACTGATTGTGCTTCATTGACAAAGTATCTTTGGTTCTCCACCGCTTTGTATTTGGTATTGATATGGGAAATCATACCATTCTGCTTGTTCTTATGCGCTTCTTTTGCACCCCAAGACACCAGATTTTGATACATGTGAGTGTTTGCCAGAGTGTCACAAACACCTGCTCCTTGGTTATTGCGTTCAATTAATAATAGAGGATTTCCCCAATTTCCACAAACATCTACCACTTCATTGGTAAATTCAGATGGTCCTTTTTTATTTGTCCAATATTCCGCAACTTGAATGATTTGCTTTGGATTTGTCACATCTAGAACTTCCAATACCGATGCATCCAAACCAACACCTTCAGAAACGTCTCCTCCAATGACATATATTTTTTCAGGATCGTATTCTTCCCATATTTTATAAGCACCTTCTTTGAGAACATGTTTGGGATCGCGGCATTCATTTTTAAGACGGTCAAACAAGGCTTCATCAATGGATTGTTGACTATTATCTAAGAAAACATTTCCAAATTCTTGTTGGAAAGATTCAAAAGAACCAAGAGCCTTAATTTGTTTTTGTTTCCATTCTTCGTCACGACCCGGAATCTCATCCCATTCAATCCTCAATGGATTGAATCCATTCTCACCTTTTACAGCACCAGTATAAATTTTATGAAAAAGATTACCAGTTCCGTTGGGGGTAGATGCGACAATAATCTTAGATGTCTTGGAACGAGAAATTGTGGGGTAAACAGACTTCCAAAATTCATCAACAACATGTTCCTCCAAAAATCCTAATTCATCAATAATTAACATGTTGAGTGATGTTCCACGAATTGCGCTGCCTGTTGTAGTAGAAATACTGATGCGACTACCATTATCAAACATACAACCAGTTTTACCATATTCTTCAACTCCCGGCTTCAACCAATTTGGAAGTTCTTCATATGCCAATCTAACCCGTCTGAAAATTTCAATAGCTGTAGCTTCTTTATTAGCTACAATAATAATACTCTTGTATGGTTTGAAACAAGCCTCATGTAGAGCAGCAATCGTCATAAGCGTTGACTTGGACGCTTGACGGGGGCTAAGAAGACATGTAAATCTGTGGTTAAATATACCATTTAATACTCGTTCTTGGAAATCGTAAAGATTGATACAGACTTTACCAACTTCACTATCGGGATCAATAATATAGAAATAATTTGATGCAAAATGAATAATATCTGTTTTACATTTTTCAATTTCAACCACCATCTCCGGTGTATATTCAAACGCCGAATTTGCGCTGGGTAAGTTTGGATTACCCATGTAAGATTTATTTTTTTTAACTGCCATAATTAAAAATAATTACCATATACACTCCCATCACTACCTCCTGTAGATGGGGGAAATACATCTCTTTGCACAATATCATCAGAATTTTCCGTATAAATTTTATTATCACTCAAAGCACTAGACAATTTAGGGAACAGCACGGATGATAGCTTACCAAAATATGAATTATCTGCAATTTGTTGGTTGAATGCTTCTCTTGGCTCGTTGGTAACGAAGTTATGCTGACTACGGACAGCTTTCAGTCTCCACACATAATGTCCCATGGCTGGATTGAGTTCCGCCTGATCTTCATCCATAGCCTCCGTTACTTCAAATATCTTGGCACTTCTACCATTCGGTCTATCACACCCAAAGGGATACACAATGATCTTATCCTGTGATTTTGGTTCCATTGGATAATTCTGGAAATAACTCAGAGATGCGAATTTTGTCTCAAAATCGTCAATGTGTAGATATAATGTTATTGTGTCAGGAGAATCCATACCAGCCAAAGCATAGATAGGAGAACCATTCTCCATCTGAATATAGGCTTTGATGTCAACAGCACTCAACCAATTCATTGTGGTATGTTCCCCATAGATGGAATTCATCTGATTGGGTTCAAACGTATTGACTTGGTATCCGATTGTCACCCCATAGTTATTGATAAGCTCCCCAAATTGAGAATTGAATATAGCTCTTTCCGCCTTGAAATTGGAAGGATCAGCAAATCCCCCACAATTGGGGCGATAAACACCAGCGAAGATGTTTTCGGGGGTAAGACAGGAAAGTGGTATGGTGGAACAAGCCATGATTAATACTTAATGTTATCGGTTGATTGGTTGAATCTTTCTGATAGGGGGATTGGCTTATTGTTCTTGTATGTAACTGGATCGGCGGATTTGATTCGGGATGGGTCGTACACCACCATTTCCCGTAAATACTCAATATCTTGGGTTCTGGGTTGTGATTCTCTATCTATCCCTTTAGCGTTTTTTAATTCAGGGTACCTACCAGAAACATTCCAAACCATTACCCCATCAAATCCCTCTTTTTGTAGAATCTTCGCAGTCCGACCTTCTCGCTGCTCCTTTACTGAAGCGTCTCGTAGAGATCGGTCTGAGATTGCTATATGATATGGGTTTGTAATTTTAAGGAAGAAAGTCCTTTTGTTTGGGTATGCGGAATTCCGTGCCGCATCTCCACCCGTTCTGAAGAAATAGAATCCTTTGGAAAATAATCCACCATCTGTGGTAGTCCCCTGTTTGGTGGGATCAAAACGCTCAAAATTCTTCACTACAGACCCATGATCCCCCTTCATGGTAAACCCAGCATTCTTCGCCGCCGCATCCACCATCCGTTGTGCAGTCTCCATATCCTCTCGCTTTACAGCATCCATGTATTGAGCATCCATGGAAACATCCTCGTAAATCATTTGCAATTCCCAAATCATTTTTTGATTTCCACGATTTTACCACATTGTTGCCCATGAAGATTTGTGAATAGATGTAATTCCTGTGGAGCGTTTTTTCTTTTGATAACCTTACCATCTTTAAATTCCACACCATTCAAATCTCCCAATTCTTTTAATAAATCATCCCCGATCAGAATCTCTCCCGCTGTTCTGATCTTCTTATACGGTCCTTTGTTCCATGGTATCTTTCTTGTCAGGGGATCGATTGTGATGTTTTCACCCTTCCCGTTACCCGGATGGGGGGATTGCTTAATATCGCCAAATCCATCTTTGTGTCTATACTCAAGTATCACACCATTGCGCTCTTCAAAAAATTCCAGAAAGGACTTCATAGTAGTATTTAGACAAAAAAAGAGGGAATCGCCATGATTCCCTCTTCTTAGGTTTTATTTTTTTAATTCACATCAACGGAAGAAATCTTCCGATTGTCTGATGTCTGAAACTTTATTTTGCTTGCCCATATCGGGTTGCTTTGCATTGTAGAGAGCATGACCGTAATCACCGTCATTACCAACCTTGTCAGTGGTTCCCACTACCTTGGTTTTTTGACCCTTTGGTTGGGGACGACCATTGACCTTGTTGTTACGACCTTGGAGCTTGTGTTGACCACCACTTCCGCCAACCTTGTCAGTTGGTGGAGTGTCACGCTCTTCTTCTTCGTTATAATCCATTTCATCGTCTTCCATTTCGTCCATTTCATCGTCATCCATTTCGTCATCCATTTCGAAATCCAGATCATCTCCTTCGTCTTCCATACCACCATCAAGAACTCCCATCAAAACATCATGGAGCCTTTGTGCTGTGGGGCGATCAAGAGTGAATGTAACTTCGTCTTCCATCCCATCCATTTCATCCATTCCATCCATTTCGTCATCCCCGAACTCATCATCCATTGGAGCATCGCCAAGGCCAAAAACATTAACGTCTGCAGCTTCAGCTTCCTCTTGATTATTAAAATTACCACCCATAACGGATTCAAACAACTTATCAAATGTAGATTTCTTAGTCATGAATGTATTTAGTCTATTCCTTGCAATTTTTTTAGATTCCTTGTAAATTCTTTCTTCCGATTCTTGCGCTTCCAATCCTCTTTCAATTCTTTTAATTTCTCTTTCGAGAGATTCTCTCTGTTTATCGGAAAGATTGGGATTTCTGAGCTTTTCCTTAAGCGTTTCCAAATTGATGTGTCTTCGCTCTTCGTCCTCATCGCAAGTATCATTCAAAGCTTTGTGATAACCGCTTTTCTCAGATGGTCCACCTTTTTGAAGAGGATTGATTTCACTGAAAGCGTTTTTCGGTTGTTTTGGAACTTTCTTGGATTTGTTGATGTTTTCCTGCGCGTTCTCCTGAACGACCCGAACGCCTTTCAGCATTTTTCCGTATATATCTCCCAATGTTGGTTGTTTTTTCATAATATTAAATTAGTGTGATTGTTCCAGCACTGAGATTCGCTGTGTATGATTGGGGTATGGAATTCAATTCCAAAATTGCACCATCATTTTGTGCTATTTGGGATAAGAAATCAGTAAGACCTCCATGATATTGGAAAACTTTCAATGCTTTATCATCCAAATGATCTAGAATTTCTTGTGGTTTCAAATGTGGATGCTTGAATACCAGATTGACACCATCCCTCTGAGCCTGAACGCAATTATTGAAAGTTTGTCTTACCATATTGAAAATCTGGTTTGACACCTCTTTCAACATTTGATCTTTGTCGGGCGTTTGCGGTTCTTTTGGTAGTTTATTATTACCTAGTATTGACATATCATTATTTAGTCATTTTTTCCAAAATTCGTAACCGACCACTTTCTCACACAATTCTTGTCCCAAAATTTCTTCAGCTTTTGGAAATGATGGCGTTATTTCGCTTTTTATCTTATGTAAGTCAACGTAATTATATACATCATCATCTTCCGGTGTCTGATTTACTATATTTTTAAAATTGTGTTCACATCTAGGTATATTGAGAAAGTCCCATATTACATCCATGGTAATTTTCGGATTGTGTGTGAGATAATCATAATCTACCATAAGGAACCTGTCTCCCAATCCTCTTAGAAATGCATCTTTCAATATGGAATATGCGGAACCAACCTCCCCATCTAAGCTTGCCCAATGCAACATTCTACCTTCAATTGTCAAACATTGGGGCATTGGCCCCTGAGGATTGAACTTGTAGGAACCTTTGCGATAAAGTGATTCAAAGGAAGCAAGAACTTCTTTCATATCTCGAACGGGAGCTATGATCTTGGTTGTATTATTGGTAATAGTTTCCAACATCTCAATTGAAAACCCCCACCCTCTACATTTATCAATAACAAATGGCTTATCAGTATTGTGATAGGAATGGAGGGTATTATTAAGGATACGCTTTAAATTATCATCACTTCCTGCGTTTTTATCGGATCGATGTTCAATAATATTTCCCCATGATGTTTTAATATTATTCATTAATTGGTTTAAACCCGATGTAGGGGTGCAAAACACGTTAGGGTTTTGTGCCATCAAATTCATCAGAAGAGTGCTTCCCGATCTGGGTAAGCCCGATACATAATATATATTTCTCATTTTACAATTTTTTCAATGTTGAATACCTGTTCAATATTATCATAGGGACATTCGTGAATAATTCCATTGAAACTATAATCATATAAATATGAATTAATATTACCCTCTGAAAAGTTGATTGGAGGAGTTATGTTATTATGTATACCATAGCCAAATATTTCCGGTTGTGTTCCCACCCAAACCACTGTTGACGATAATCCCATGGCAGCAGCAGCATGTTGTAAGGAAGAATCAATTAAAATTCTTTTCTGGGAAAGATTTAACATGGCACATAGAATCTTTTTGTTATGATTTTTATCATAACGAATCACATCTTGTAAATGTGGATGGTGTGGATAACAAATATGTAATATGGTATATTTTTCTTTAAGAGAATCAACTACTTGTTGTGCAACTATCGGATGAATATCCCTTGTCCATGAATAGGGGAGTTCTTGATTTAGCGCACCTCCAAATGGTTGAAAAATAAGAAGAGGTTTATCAATTTGGGGCAATAACGCGCTGGTTATTTCCATTTCTCTAAAATTAAAATGGATATTTGGATTCAACCCATCGTAAGTAACTCCTATCATATCGCACCACGATTTCACCAGAGGTTGTTGTTTGGTAATGTGTGCCGTTGTTTTATAAGGATCGTGTGCAAATATTTCACAATCTTTATCGTAAATAAAATCTTCATAAAAATATGGAGTATTTCCCAATAAATAACACCTATCAATATAAGGAATTCCCTGAAAAATATCAGGATATGCAGTAGTCACTACAATATTATGTGTTGGGTGTTCCTTTTTATAAGATCGAATAACCGATGTGGCTACTATATTTTTACCCAACCCACCTTCAATATGGAAAATAGCATTTTTAATCATGATGATATATATCCATCATCAAACGGAAAGCAATGCTATTTTCTTCAGCGTTCCATTTATATTAACAATTAAACAAGTGTCACCATTTACAGTTGATAATGGATATATGGACGATCCCAAAGCCAATTGATTGTGTGATGTGGGAATCGCAAAAGAGCCAAGGGCAATTGAAGCGGATAAAGAAGAATTTAAACCAGACTTATAACCAATGAATATGGAATGACATGCGTTTGTGGCACTTAGACCCGCTTGAAAACCAAAGAAGTTGGAGTTGGATGCGCCTCTGGCATTGCCACCCGCACATTGACCAAGGAAGTTGGAATTGAATGCGCTCAAGGCACCTTTACCTGCGGATAGACCAAGGAAGTTGGAGTTGTTTGCGGTTGTGGCACCGCAACCCGCTCTATAACCAAAGAAGTTGGAGTTGTTTGCGGTTGTGGCACCGCAACCCGCTTGACTACCAATGAAGTTGGAGCAGGATGCGTTTGTGGCATTTAGACCAGCACATTGACCAAGGAAGTTGGATTTGGATGCGCTTGTGGCACTTTTACCCGCTTCAACACCAATGAAGTTGGAATTGGATGCGCTCGTGGCATCACGACCTGCGTATTGACCGAGGAAGTTGGAATTGGATGCGCTTGTGGCATTATAACCCGCACATGTACCAAGGAAGTTGGAGTGGGATGCGGTTGTGGCACAGGTTCCCGCACCTTGACCAAGGAAATTGGAGTTGGGTGCGTTTGTGGCACCGGAACCAGCGTTACTACCAAGGAAGTTGGAGTGGGATGCGTTTGAGGCATTTAAACCAGCGTTTTGACCAAGGAAGTTGGAGCAGGATGCGGTTGTGGCACCGCAACCCGCTAGACTACCAAGGAAGTTGGAGCGGGATGCGTTTGTGGCACCGTTACCCGTTTTATAACCAAGGAAGTTGGATCTTTCTGCGTTTGTGGCAACGCAACCCGCTTGATAACCAAGGAAGTTGGAGTTGTTTGCGCCACAGGCACCTCTACCTGCTTGATTACCAAGGAAGTTGGATTGAGTTGCACAGTAGGAAAAGCAACCAGCGTTTTGACCAAGGAAGTTTGAGTTACATGCGGCGTAGGCACAGCAACCAGCGTTACAACCAAAGAAGTTGGAGAAACATGCGGCTTTGGGATCACAGCCTTCGTATATAAATACGGCACAAAAACCCGCTTTTTGACCAAGGAAGTTGGAGTGGGATGCATAGTAGGCATTGAAACCTGCGGATAGACCAAGGAAGTTAGAGTTAGATGCGCTTGTGGCACCGCAACCTGCGTATTGACCAAGGAAGTTGGAATTGAATGCGCTCAAGGCACCTTTACCCGCTTGATTACCAAGAAAGTTGGAGTTGTTTGCGCTCGTGGCACCTCTACCTGCGGATAGACCAAGGAAGTTGGAGTTGTTTGCGCCTGTGGCACCGTTACCCGCTAGATTACCAAGGAAGTTGGAATTGTTTGCGCCTGTGGCACCGTTACCCGCTAGATTACCAAGGAAGTTGGAATTGTTTGCGTTCGTGGCACCTCTACCTGCGGATAGACCAAGGAAGTTGGAGTTACATGCGTTTGTGGCACCGTTACCTGCGTTAATACCAAGGAAGTTGGAGTTACATGCGTTTGTGGCACCGTTACCCGCTAGATTACCAAAGAAATTGGAGTTGGTTGCGCTTAAGGCATTTAGACCAGCAGAGAAACCGCCGAAAAGACTATTATTTCGTGTGGCACTTAGTGGGAATGATCCAATATTTATTGCGCTTGTTGCAAATGTTTGGGTGGATGAGAAATTGTTATCAACATTAATCTTAGCATAAAAAGCGGAATTTGCGGAGAATAATGTGTATGTACCCTGCCAATTGGAGGATAAAGTGGATACATTCGATCCACTGCTTGTAAAATTGCTCAAAACGCTGGAAAAAGTGGTTCCATTTTTATTAATTATTACCACCTCATTGCCAAGAAGCGGTAATGATACGGATGTCAGTTGGGAAATCTTCGGCATATGACTATTTAATGATTGACATCTTTAAAAAGTAGAATAAATCCCTACATCAATGAAAAAGAACACAATACTGAAGAAATTGGAACTCCATGAAGAGAAAATCATAAAATCCATAACGGATTTACAGGATTTCCTTCATAGCGTGGATGATGAGGAAATCTCTCAGATGGCGGATGATTTATGTGAAGGAATTCAGGATTTTTTACATGAAAACGACATTTGCAATCTGGAAAACATTCAAGAATTTATTGAAAACACCTATGAGCAAGCTTAATTTATTAATTTTAGGAAAAGGTTACGTTGGCAATCACCTTCAAAATCATCTGAAAAATGATTTCAATGTAATTATCAAATCAGCAGAAGAATTGGATTATCACAACCCAAAAACATTATATAAATTTCTCATTAATAATGTAATTAATACCGTGATCAACTGTTCAGGATTCACAGGAAGACCAAACATTGATGAGGCAGAGAAAAAAAAGGATCTGTGTTGGATGTTAAACACCTCATCCCCCCTTCAGATGAATACCACCTGCAATATGGCAGATGTGAATTATCTCCATGTCTCTTCAGGATGTGTTTATGATGGTTATGAGAATGTCTGGAACGAAGAGGATGTTCCTAATTATGGACTGTTTTGCGATAGGGCTTCATTCTACTCGAAATCAAAACACGCTTTCGAAAATCTATCAAAAACAATGGATAATATAATCCTAAGAGTTCGTATGCCATTCCATTACGAATCATCCAATAGGAATTATCTAAATAAGATTCGCCAATACAACGATTTGATTAATTTTAAGAATTCTAAAACATACATTCCCGATTTCTGTGAATTTGTGAAAAATTTGTTGGTCAAAAAGACTGGTAAATGGAGAGGACAAGATATCTACAATGTTATTAATCCCGAAGCATTGACCACGCTGGAAGTGTGTGATATTATGAGGGAATACGGATTCCACAATGATAATTGGAAATTTGTGTATCTTGCTGATCTTCCCATTATCGCTGGTAGGAGCAATTGCGTTCTAGATGGCTCGAAATCGAAAGAAATCTATGAGATGAGATTAGAGAGTGATGTGATGAAGGAATGTTTTGAGAAAATGCTTGAGATGCAAGTGGAAGATAAGAGAATCAAACAAGAAATAGAAGAAAAATATGCAAGAAAAGATTAAAAAATCCATCGTGTTAGCTGGAGGTTGTGGAACCCGTCTCCATCCGCTTACAAAGACAACTTCCAAACAGCTTTTACCAATTTTCAATAAGCCCGTAATTTCATTTCCACTTCAAACACTGAAAGATATGGGATATATTGATGTTCTCATCATCAATGCCAGTGAGGATCAACAGAAACAATTTAAAATTCTTTTAGAAGATGGGAAGAAATTCGGACTGAATTTTTCTTACGCTATTCAGGATTATCCTCGTGGATTGGTTGATGCCTTCATTGTTGGGGAAGAATTTATCAAAGATGCTGATGAAATATGCCTCATTCTTGGGGATAATGTTATCATCGGTAATTCTTCGATTCATCCCCAACCAAACACTATTTACACCTACAAGGTAAAAGACCCTTCTGCATATGGTGTAGTTGAAACGGATGAAAACGATAATATTATTCGGATTGTGGAAAAACCGAAAGAATTTATCTCAGAGGATGCTGTGATTGGTCTTTACGTGTTTTCCAATGAAGTTGTTGAAATGGCTAAAAAGGTAAAACCATCTGCTAGGGGTGAACTGGAAATCGTTGACCTGATTCGTTTGATGAATGAGAAAGAAGGTGTCGGTGTTGAGAAATTAGATGGATTTTGGTTTGATATCGGAACCCATGACAGCTTATTAGATTGTGCAAATCTGGTGAGAACTATTGACAATCGCTCAAACCATGCTATTGGTTTGGAAGGCATATGAACGAAGACCTTTTAACAGAAAAATACCGCCCTCAAACACTTGATGATCTTATCATCGATGATGGGGTAAAAAATATCATTCGTAATTTTGGGAAGGATATTCCAAATCTACTCATCACGGGCATACAAGGAACTGGGAAAACCAGTTTGGCTAGAATCATTGCTAACGATATCCTAAAATGTGACTACTTATATATTAATGCATCTGATGAATCAGGTGTGGATACAATTAGAGAAAAAGTAATTGGATTTGCTCAAACCAAGAGCTTTGACGGGGGAATGAAGATCATTATTTTAGATGAAAGCGATGGAATTTCCAAGATGGCACAAGGAATCTTGAGGAACGTCATGGAGTCCTATTCATCCACCACACGTTTCATTCTCACGGGCAATTACAAGCATCGTATCATTCCAGCCCTACAATCTCGTTGCCAGAGTCTTACACTCCACACATCCCTGAAAGATGTCACCCGTAGATGTCTGGAGATTCTTAAAAAAGAATGTATTGAGATTCCAAATGATCAGAAGAAACCTTTGGTAGCCCTGATTAAAAGTCATTATCCTGATATCAGGAAGTGTATTAATGAATTGGAGAAATATTCAAAATCAGGGGTTCTCTCCATTGAAACGAAAAAAGACACCAATCAGGTAATGGATTTGATTTACACCAATCTCAAATCAGGAGACACCCTGAAAACAAGAAAATTCCTGATTGAGAATGAAGAATTATTCGATTCTGATCATGAATCCTTGTTAAAAGACCTATTGAATTATTTTTATGATCTCTCCATTGATGATACTACAAAAAAACAGGCTATCCTTATCATTGCGGAGAGCCTGTTTAAGATGATGTCCGTCACGGACAGGGAGATTTGTGCTATTGCTGGTTTGTTGCAGCTTGAAGAATTGTTTCAATAGTCCCAAAACATTTTTTCTAAATCCTCTTCATCTTCAGGAGCAAGATACCTTGCTGAAGGATCTTTCCGCACTTTTCCTTTACGAGGATTTACGGTTGGTTGTGATTTTTTTCTCCTACTGATCGCCTTTTTATAGGAATATTTTGTTTTTTTTGGTTTATCCTTATCCGGTTCAGATGCTTGTTGTTTAGGTAATGGAGGTGGTGCTACAACAGATTGTCTGGGTAAAGGAGGAGGAGTTGCACCACTCACGCTTTTCTTTAGTTGATTGAGCGCATCGTTGATACCGGATACAATTTCAATATTACCAATATCCAGATCCAATTTCTTGATATCGTTTTTAATATCATCGACAAAAGATTGAATTCTCATTTCGATATTCTTTTGAAGATATTCAATCTTGGCATTATAACCGGAAACCATACCTTCTCTAGAAGATTGTTGACCTTGTTGGGTGTATTTTTCTCCTTTACGAGAAAGCCTATCAATTTCAGCAAAATCTCCAGCTTTACTCAGAGCAGAACCAGCAGCTTGTTTAAAAGCACCTTTGAGTTGTTGACCCAAACCTTTGGCGGAACCCAAAGCTTCAGCTCCCCTCGCCTTGAGACGATCCATCAATCCTTCTTCAATAAGTTCTTCTAAATTACGCTGGTCTTTGTTATTAAATTGAGCCATGGTATTATTTAGTATTATTTCTTTTTTTTAGATAATACTAGATGTGATATTAATAATGAACTGCTTGAAGTGATACACTCCAAGTGGAACCAGTATTGTTGGTTTCCCGTAACCAAACTCTGACAGAATTAGTTGCCGAAATAGGAGTTATAGAAGAAAAAAATTGATTACCTATTGTAGTAACACCTGTATCAACAGTTAAAGCACGATGTCCCTGACCATCAAATTCAACTGGTAACAATCCTCCAGTATCTGTGGGATTTAATGTAGATCGAACTCTTGCAACGTTTGTCAGGGCAGTGCCATTAGTTCTTTCAATGTAAAAAGTAGCTGCTTTATATGTTCTATCTTCACGCTCTCCACTATCAACAGGAAAATCGTAATATGCCCACTCGTTTGTTAAAGTCTGATCTTGCAATTGAAAGTTAGAGGGAGAGGTTTGAACACGAGTTCTACCCATATCTTTTTTGCGAAAAGGATTTGATATTTTTTGAATGTCGGTCACTCGACCTTTGGCATCCACCACAATATTTCTTACATCTCCCAATGGATAACTATCAGCAGTTACTCCAGTATCAGGCAATGCCGTGCTGAATGGTTGAAGTGTCAGGGTTGTCGTATCGCTTGCGACTAAAACATTACCAGTGGTTGTTACAGCATTTGGAAAATCCAATGCACCGACTTTTAAATCATCAGTAATTAAAGTTGAATGAATGGAAACCCCTTGACCAAATCTACCGATGGATATATCAGATCTATTACCCAACCCATCATACATCGGAGTAATTCCGGTGGCTGGAAGGTTTGACTCTGAATGAAAAACACCATCATAAGTATCGGCAACAAACTGATCAGTAAGGTTTTGGCTCATGCTTTTATTTATCGATACAATTTGATTTTACAAAGAAATTATCATAACGTATTATGATTTATTATTTTTTCCAATTAACTCTTTTGGAACTTTTCTTTTTATACATCTTACCTTTTATTTTTTTACAGTCTGCCTTTGTAGCTCTACATGCAGGGTAAGAACCTTTTGATGTATCCTTCCTACCACATGGACCTCCCGTTTTACAGTTGATCCAACCTTTGAATTCTTTACCTTTCTTATCTACATGAGGAGCAAACCAATCACGTAAATTTTCCAGTAATTCTCTTTGGGACATTCTTTCCATTATTTTTTACTATTCCCCCAATTTTTTGCTCCCACTTTTCTACACTTGACCAATGCTCCAGAGGCATATGCACTAGGCCACACCTTATATCGAGATTTTACTTTTTTATAACAAGCATCTTGTTCTTCTTCTTCCCCACATTCTTCGTTATCTTCCTCTTCATCCCCATCTTCGTCATCACCGAAGATTTTTTCTCCTATATTTTTTTCCCAATCTTCCAATTTACCATTTTTATTTCTATCGGCTTTTTTGAAATCAAATTTTTCTTGCAATATTTCATCATAAATATTACCCAATTCTTTGGTGAAATCCCAAGACTTGGATTCACCAACTACTGGTTGTGTTGGTGGTGCTTGCGCTGGTTGCGCTGGTTGCGCTTGTGATTGTGTATATGAATCTCCCTTAATTGGAATATTCAGTCCCCTCAATTTTTTCATTAGGTTCGCATCATGGTTGAGTGAGTTGAATTTTAACATATCATACACTCCACCATCATCCTGCATAATTTCACCCCTTTCATTCACGGGGTTGTATTCGTCTTCCTTGGCGTTTCCCGCTGCGATCTTTTTATTAAGTTCTTCTCGGGTAAAAACCCTGTCTATTGTGTTGGTATTATATTTAAACCTGACGTATGCCGGATATTGTTTACCTTGTGGTTGTGTCGGTGCTTGAGCTTGAGCAGGAGCTTGTTGTGGTGCTTGAGTTTGTGGTTGCACAGCACCGGGATTTGTTTGAGGTTGTTGAGGAGGAGCTTGTGCCTGTTGTGATGCTGCCCCTTGCGCTGGTGCTGGTGCCTGTGGGGGGTCAATGAATTCCAATACTTCGGGGTCTTGGTAAGCTCCCTGTGTTTGGTTTGCCCATGTTTGTAGGTTTGTCGTTGCAATTTTCAATGCACTAGGATTTCCAGTTTTTTGAGCGTATCTAAAAGCCGTAATCAATCTATACTTTTCCGCATCATCTACACCTTCGACGTAGATGCTTTCATATAACATCCCAAGGGTATTATTATCGCGTGTGAATCTGGTGGATTCTCCTGCCAATTTCAAATCGGTGGGAGTGTTCTTACCATTTCCCTTGTCAGTCACATTGGTGATGATATTAGGATCGATTTTAAGCTGCTTGGGCTTGATGATGACGGTATTCTTGCGCTTGAATTGATCGGGAACTGGAACTCCTGCGCTCACATCCACCATATCAACCATATCGGGACAGACAACCACTCTACCATACGTTCTACCGCCGCCATGATCGGCAGCAATAGTAAGAACGATCTGTGATGCTGGTTTGAATTGATTTCCAATGGAATATCCCGATTGCTTATCTCCAACTTGGCATACCTTAATGTTTAAACCACAAGTTGCCAATTCATCCACTTCTTTCTTGAGAGTGGATGGCATAAACTTATAAGTTTCGGTGTTTTTATAACCATCACGGAACTTTATGATATCACCGGGAAGGTATCCCCCAATTTCCGAACGTGACACAACCGCTTCAAATATCTGATCAAATTTCTTGCCCATAGAATTATTTAGTCATTTACTCTAAATATTAACATGAACTTTGATGATTTGTATAATTTAGTGGTGGAAGCAAAGGGAACTCGTCCGGGAGATGCGTATTTTAGAGCGCAAAGAAATGAGGGACCACAGAATATAAGTGGTCAAAAAGCTGGAATCACCGCCGATGGTGGAACTGCTGGTGCATCCTCTTCCGCTGGGTATTCGTCCAGTCCCGTTGGTAAAGTTGATAACTTTGAAAAACAAAAACCAATGGATCAGATGAAAAAATATCTTTATGATACCTCCAAAGGTGGTAGCCAGACAGATACCTACGAATTGAAAGCGGCACGAGACAGAGAAATGGCTAATGCTTTTGCAATCCTATTCAATTCCAAAACATTTTTTGAAACATTTAAAAAAATATATCAAGGAGAAGGTAATTATGAAGGATTGAAGATAGAATCCATAAAGGATGTTGAGGAAAAAGAATGGAATAATGCTCTTGTCTCTCAACAAAAAAGGGCGGGACAAGCTTCGGAAGCAAGAGACGAAGTGAACAGATATAAAAAATTTATTAATAATT